TGATGGTGATCCACTAAAGAATAACTATAAAGCAATGAGGGTTTATTGGTATCAAGTTCCGGGTCGATTTATAACTTATATTAGATTAAACGCTCATAAAATGTATGAGTATGGTGTTACTAAAGAAGAGATATTTCAAGTAGTGCAGGATAGATGGTCTCAACATACAAAACTTGAGATGAAGTATATCACTGATAATATGAAAGATGTTATCTATGTTTATAATAATGATAAATGTACAGATGAAGAAGTTAAGAAAACAACTTTTATTGATAAGAATGGATTTGAAGTTCCTATTTTAGCTATATCTGAAATGACAACTTGGAAAGAAGAGGCTATAAAGGATATCGGTGGTGAAGATGCCTTCAATCAAGAATATGGACTAAGATTTATTAATGCTTCTAAATCATTACTTAATGAGGCTATTATTGATGATTTGTTGAGAAATAAAAAGAACTATGTATTTGAAGAAATACAAGAGTTTGATAGAAAACTTAAATTTAGTTATAACGACTTAAAGTGGGTTGATGATGATGATATATTCATACCACTTAAAAGAAAAGATTATAAAATAGTCATTTCAGTTGATATATCTGAAGGTTTAGGTCAAGATTACTCTATAATAAACATTTTTAGAGTTTCTGAGAAACCGAAAGATCTCATAGAATCTCAAAAAGCGTCTTATAAATCTATTGTTGATTTCTTTAGACTAGAACAAATTGGTATTTTCAGAAATAATTTTATTTCAGTTAAACAATTAGCTGAGTTACTTTATATGATCGTCTTTGAATACTTAAATCCAGAAAATATTAAAGTAGTAGTTGAGTTAAATAACTATGGTAATACTTTATTTGCTGAGTTACCACATGTTTTTGATGGTAATAATAACTATGGTTCTTCGGTTTTTGTTAGATATAAACATAGAGCTGACGCAACTGAAGAAAAAATGGGTTTAAAGGTAGGTGAGAATAAAAATCTTATGGTTAAAGATTATCAAGACCTAATGCAAAGTAAATCATTTGTTATAAACAATGAAGATAATATCAGAGAAATAACAACTTTTGTCAAGCACACAACAACAGCCGGTAATACTAGATATGCGGCTGATGTTGGGAATGATGATAGTGTTATGACTATAGTTAATGCTACTACTATATTTAGTAGACATGAATTTTCTGAAATGGTAGAGGATTGGTCTAGTAAATTTGTTGATAAAGAATTTACAAACTATGTTCAAGAAAGTCTTAAAAATATGGACTATGTTGACGGAGTTGATTATGGACAAGTCCTGAAAATAAGAAAGCAACAAATGAATAGATATAAAGGTAGTCAGGGGAAAAACTGGTTTAATAGTTAATCATTAGACTCCATAGTTGCTGAAAGACCAGCACCTCTTAGTTTATCTTTCATTGTTGAGATTGTTTCTAAATCTCCGTATTTAACATCACACTTTCCTCTATAGTGAATTATATGAGCACATTGATTAGCTTGTTCTAACTCGTGGTTACAAACTTTCATTAAACAAGTAATAACCCAATCAAATGTATTGTGATCATCATTGTGAAGAATTAGCTTATAAGGTTTTGCTAAAATTTCTTGTACTTTCGATTTTGTTTTCTTCTTTGTAATTGTTGCCATAAATTATATATTTTTATATTTAGTCTCTTCTTTTTTAATAACGTCTACTATTGTTACATCAACATGATGTTCAGATGCCCATTCTTCAAATTTAACTAAGTGTTCGTGTCTATCATCATACATAACAAACTCTTTAACACCAAGTTCTTCTATTTTTTCTTCAAATAGTTTAGTTTTAAAGTTATATGTGTCACCTCCCCAGTTTAAGTGGATTTCATCAAATGATAAATTGTGTTGATTTAGAATACTCATAACATTAGCAAGCATTCCTTCCTTCTTTTTAAGACGACCAGTTGCTAAAATAACATAGTTATCTGGATCAGCCACTGCTTCTAAATACTTAGCATATACCCATTGATTTAATGGTACATAAAATATTTCTGGATCAATACTTTCTGGTCTACCCCACCAACCATTGTATGGCCAATCTGTTCCGGTTTTTTCTTTCCAAATTTTTTCACCTTCTTCGGGTTTTGGCGTGTGACATAAGGTGTCATCAAAATCGAATGATATTAATCTTTTATACTTCATTTACTATTTATAAATTTTATCGAATGCAAATATAGTGAAAATATTAAAAAGATAATAATTTATCACGAAACATTTATTATTTTATATATATCATTAAAATTAAAAAGTTTTTATGAAACTGGATATTAAATCTATACTGATTTTGGTATTACTTGGATTCTCACTTATATTTTTCTATATGTGGTATTTCAGAGGAAGTGATAACTATAAAGATGACTTAAAAAAATTAAAACAAGAGAACAAAGAACTTCATGAAAAGAGAGATTCGATTCAATTACACTTAAACTCTCTTAATATTAGTTTTAATGAGTTGAGAAAACAAGATTCTCTATTAAAAATTAAAATTTCTGATCAAGAATTAGAAATACAGAAATTTAAAACTAAAGCTAATGCTTCTAAAGAACAACTTAATAAGTTATTAAAGGAGATGGAAGAAACAAGAAAGAAAATTCAAGAATTAAAAAATAATCCTCCTAATAGAACTGATCAGGATTTAATTAATTCTCTAAAAATTAAAACAATAAAATGAAAAATTTAATTAAATATATTATTTGTGTATCTTTTTTATTTTTAACAATGAGTGTTTCGGCTCAAGTAATAGAATATCCGAGATTTGAGACTGACTCATTGGGTCAAAAAGTTATTGTGATGACAATTGAACAAGCACAAGCACTTGATAATAAAACAGATTTAATTCCACTTTTTGAAAAACTTAATGTTCAAATAGGATCAGTTGATTCCGCTTGTATTAAAGTTATTAATGAAAAAGATATGGTGATTGCTAGTCAAGAGGTTCAATTAAATAATCAAAAGTCTTTAATAGTAGTTAAAGACAAGGAAATATCAAACCTACAAAGTCAAATTATTGATTATAAGAATAAAGAACTTACATATATTAAAGAAATAGAGAATAAGGATAAAGAAATAAAATTACACTTAGATAAAATTCACAAACAAAAAGTAAAAATGATTATTGGTGGTGGTATCGGTGGAGTGGCTATAATAGGCTTAGTATTATCTTTACTTATTCATTAAATGATAAAAAATGAGTTTTTAGACTTAATATATAATCTATAAAAAATATTCAAATAAAATGAAGCATATTAGAACATTTGAAACCTATCGTATTAAAAAGAACAGAGAAGAAATTATTAAAGAGTCTGTTTTTCAAGTAAACGATATTTATAAAGTTAAGACTATGATTGATATTCCTCAGTCATTAATTAATGCTTATGTGAAGAAAGTAAAAGATACTACTGGTAAAAACCTTCGTCAATTTTTTGGTGATGTTGACATCGCTGAAGAAATCGTTAAGTATATCAATATGAACAACTTAGATGTTGAAAAAATTCCAGGTGGAGCATTAATGGGTGGTCAAGCACAAGGACAAACTCAAGGTCAAGCACAACCACAAGTACAAACTGAAGGTGAGGCTCAAACTCAACCACAAGCTCAACCACAAGCTCAGCCACAGGCTCAACCACAGGCTCAGCCACAGGCTCAACCAGAAGGTCAAGCACAAGCTCAACCAGCTCAAGGACAAGCTCAACCAGCTCAAGGACAAACTCAAGGTGAATTTGAAGAACCAGCACAAGGTCAAGGTCAAGGTCAAGCACAAGGTCAAGCACAAGGTCAAGCACAAGGTCAAGCACAAGCACAAGGTCAAGCACAACCAGTTCAAGGACAAGCACAAGCTCAACCAGCTCAAGGTGAAGAAGAGGAAGAAGAGGAAGAAGAAACTGAAGAAGGTGAAGAAGAATTACCTCTTTAATCTATAAATATTCAAAGAATTAAAACCCATCAAGAAATTGATGGGTTTTTTATTTAATATATAGTATATGAAATTCATTAAAACATTTGAGAGTTATAACGATGATACATTGATTATTGTTGATGTTCAGAAGTCATTTAAAAAGTTCTTTTCTGAGATGTACTTAAATGAATTGAAAAAGTATTGTAAAAACTTTCAAAATGTTTATCAATTGTGGGATAATCATGTCGATGGTAAAAATGTGGATAAAGATTATTTATATGATGATAAACCTGATATTCCAGTTCATAAAGACCTTTATCATTTCCCTAATCAGAAAGACCTTATAGAAAAAAGATATAACTATGATGTAGATGCTGATTTTTATAAAAAGATTTTAGATAAAGAAGTTTATAACAAAGTTAGTAAAATGGAAGAAGAGAAAACTTTGAAAAAAGGTGATATCTTCAATACTAAAGAAGGAACTATTATTACTTTTATAAATAATAATCATGTCTGGTTTCACGTTCCTAAGAAATTATATGAACTACTTAAATCGTTAAAAGGTAGAGAAGTTACAATTGTTGGTGGTGCTGATTCTGAATGTTTAGAAGATGTAGTTACAACCGCTGAAAGTCTTGGGGTTAAAATTAAAAGAGATTATAAGTATATTTATACTGCTAGTAGTTGTCCTATTTAATCCTCTTCGGGTTCGGGCATATCAAAAGAAATTCTAATTACATCTCCGTCAAATCCAACTGAACATAATTCAAAGTTTGAAAAGTGTTCAAATCTTGGAACTATTTCTTCTTCTAAAATTTTGAATATATTTTTAATTTTGTTATTATTACTCATAATAACATCTAAGTTATTCTTTAATTTTTGAAGATTTTCAATTTGATTGTCAACAGAGTCTTGTAATTCTGTATAGAATTCAGTGACATCTTGTGGGTCATCTGTTGGTGGTAATATATCATTTAGGTATCTAGCTGTTAGATATGTTCCTTCTTCATCTACATCATCATTGGTTATCTGAGGTATAGTTAATTCACAATCATAAAAATAATCATTTTCTAGAAAGCCATTATCAAGATTTTTGGTATAATCATGAAATTCACATTGAAAATAATCAGATAAATCCATCATTATTTCCTTAAATGTTTCAAAGTCACATTCTTCTTCAGATGCTTCATTAAATTTCTTTAGATAAACTAGTTTTTTCATAATACTATATATAAAAAAATCCAGTCAATTTTAGATAACACTTACATAAACTTCATATTCTGATATAGTGAAGGCTATTTCCATCCATTCCTGATATCTTTCAGGATCCTCATATATGTTTACTTTTAATGTGTATGGTAATCCAGATATTTCTGGTATATAGGATAATATTTGTTGTGTAAGATCTCCTTGTATTACATCAGCTGATAGTCTTGTTTCATGTAGTAATTCTACTAAATTTCCTCCAAAATTTGGTAATCCAAAAACATCACCTTTATTAGTAAATAATATCATCTGCCATTTTTGTATAATGACACTTATAATATCATCTTCGATGATTTTTGAATCAGTGAATCTTGGATGACCTGGGTATAATATGTAGAAATCTGTAAAATCAGCTGGCATAACATATATATTAAATATATTATACCCTTATTTAATTTAAAATGTCTCTAAACTTTCCAATTATAGTCAGACCCAATATTATTGGATCTGTATTAGTTTCTAACTTAGATGAATAATCAGCTATAATAAAATTACAATCAAATAATTTATCTATATTCTTACTTTCGGATATAGACCAATCAATAAATGGTTTACCTAATAGTTTAATCATTACATCAATTTTTTCAGGTCCAAAGTTAGACATTAAGAAGTGATATATCTTTTCATAATCCATTGACTTATCATATATACAAGAGTATAAATCTAATTTTACCTTATTAGACACATTGGATGAATTTTCACCTAAACTACCAGTTTCTAAATAGTTTTGAACCTCGACCATTATAGATCTGAAGTCAGGAAACTTTTTAGTAATAATAGAAACTAAATCTTCTTTAGGAATTTCTTTACCTTCTTTAGGTAGAATTACATTGTTGATTCTTCTGTAAACTTCTTGTTTAAGATATTTCTCTTCTTCAAGATTTTGACAATCAAAATTTATTTGGGGTATTCTTGATTTAATACCATCTGAAATCTTATTTAAGTGATTCGTTGTAATGATAAATCTAACATTCTTATTATATTTTTCAATAAATGCTTTGAATGCGTCTTGGAATTGAGCCGACACTCTTTCAAACTCATCTAAGAAAATATATTTAATATCGGAATCAGTCTCCATCATTGGAGTGAACTTACAGAAATCTTCAATCTCACTTCTTAAAACATCAATAGATGTGTATAAAGAAGAGTTAAGTTCTAAAAATGGTTTATCTTTTGTATATTTTCCAATAAGAATTCTAGCCAAACTTGTTTTTCCAGTTCCAAAGTGACCATAGAATATAAAGTTTTGATTGACACCATTTTCAAAGTGTTTCCTGATTCTAGGTAAAAGAATGACATCCTCCATAGTTTTTGGACGCCACTTTTCCCATAATAGTAATGATTTAACAGACATATTTATTCGCTTAATTAATAGGTATATAATCTCATGAAGAGAAAGTTTATATTTAATATATATGACTATGATAGGAGAAAGATTTAATTTCGAAGACATATTTTTTAGAGATCTTACCGTTTGTGTTTTAGATACACTTGAAGGTCAGATAAAATGGATTAATAGATTTTCCTCAGGTGATAAATTTGTTCAGGTTCCTTTTTACTACTCTCTTACAGGAGATGAAAGATTTTTACTAGATTCTTTTCAAGATGATATTGTTTCTGAAAACAGATTTGTTGAATTAAACACTGATTTAATACCAAGAGGGCACCTAACTATGACTGGATTTAATATTAAATCTGATGAATTCGCCAACCCTAATGTTTGGTTAAGAATGGTTGTTGAGAACGAGGTTGAGATTAGAAAAGTTTTAGCTAAAGTTAGAGCAGTTCCGGTTACGGTAAATTATGATTTAGAAATATTACTTAGTTCTGAGATAGATACCTTTAAATGTAGTCAAGCAATATTAGACACACTTTGGTTATATAAATTTATGTATTTTGAACATAACTTTATGAATATAGATGCTGTTATATTGATGCCTGATAGTAATTCAATAGAAATGGCTAGAGAGAAGAATTTAACATCTGATAATAATATTAAATTAAAAGTTTCTTTTACTGTTGAGACTTATTATCCAGCTTTTAGAAGAGATAGAATTAATTCAACTGGATATCCTCAAACACAAGGTTCGGGTATGGCTGATTCAAATGGATTTGCATTGGCTGGTGGAATTTCTGATAGTTTTGCACAACCTGGTTCTCCGGGTTATGGTAGTTCAAATTCTTTTGGTGGTGCTCCTGGTGCTTTTCCTGGTTCTCCTGGTTCAGGAAATCAACAAAATCCTAGTGGATATGTTGGTGGCGGTCCTGGTGGATCTGGTGGTCCTGGTGGTGGAGCTATCAATCCCGCATTTGGTACCGTTGGTGGTAGTGAGAATGCTGGTGGTAATCAAGGTCCAAATGGAAATATTGGTGTGACTGGATCGTTCTATAATACACAAGGTTCTACAAGTCCAGGTGATCCTTTAGGTTCTTTTGCAAATACTGACTTTTATGATATTCGACCAAAAAGAACTAGATGGTTTAATAATATACTGAAGGCAAGAGAAAGAGCATCAGGTGGAAATATAAATCCTAATGCTCAGGACCCTAATAATGCTAATAATGGAAATTAAAAATAAATTTTCAAAAATGGTAAAAAATGACTTTTAAGCCTTAATATATATGTTATATAAAAAAAAATATTTTAAAATATGAAGAATCTTAAACTTGAATTGTTTAACTTCAAAAAGAACTTAACTCTTGAACAGGAGGAAGTATCTGGGATAGTTGAGGGACATATGAATGCTTGTAATGAGTTATCTGAAAAACAAATCATTATCTCTCTTAATGAGAGGCTTAAACCATACACATACGATAAAAGTGTTAAATCTTTGTTAGAAAATCTTAATGATGATGTGAAGAATTATGAGTTATTATATGAGTTGAAAAATTTATATAATGTGATTAATACTAAAAATCAAGGAGAGTTGTATAGACAACCATTAAACGTTCTTCTTCAAACAATTAACTTAGACACTGACCAAGATAGAATGTCTAAAATTCTTAATGAATTAGCTATCTATGATTGGGTACCAGAAGTTAAATTATTTGTTCATAATTTGACAAAATCACCTGAAAAAAGAAATAATCTTTTAAGTGGTGGTAAAGGTGAATCTACATTCACAATTGTTGAACAAGTTGAAGATGGTCACGTTGCTCTTGTTAATGATTCTTGGTTCCTTTTAAGTGAAAATACAATTGAGAAAACTCTTTTAGAAAATCACGTTAAAAACGAAGAAGAATTAAAAAGTCTAAGAATGTTGGAAACGGCTATGAAATATGCTTCAGTTACTGAAGATAGAGTTAATTTCAGAATTTCGGAATATTTAACTATCGGTCTTTCGGTTGGTAAGAAAAGTAGTTTATTCATCAATGATGATGAGATGAACGAAGAGACTACATTGGAAAGTGTATTTGATTCTCCAATTATTCCAATTGTTAATAAAAACTTCTATCCTGTTTTACTTGAGGTTTCTAAAAACTTAGATAAATTTGTAGAATTAGATGTTGTTAAGAGAGTTAATAACTTAATTAACCCTTATTTAGAAATCTTCGCATTCAATTATAAAAATAGTACATATTTATATAGATGTGATGAGAGATATGGTAACTCTTTCTTCAAATATGAATCAGCTTTAGAGTTGGTAAATGAAGTAAGAAATGAATTAAACTATGATTTAACATATTTCTACGAAAATAGATTAGATAAAGAATTAATCGTTAAAAGAAAACTTGAAGATAAAGAAAGAGAAATCACTCTTAAATTAGAAGATGTTCAATTTAACATTGAGAAAGTTAAAGGTTCTATCCAAATGATTGGTGAATCAGCAGTTTTAGTAACAGCTCTTAAAAATTTAGAAAAAAGAAGAGATGTTTTAAACACTGAATTAAACGCAACAAAAGAGTTACAATATAACGAAAGAGTTAGAGCGTAATTTCAAAACATATTAAAAAATCCTCAAATTTATTTGAGGATTTTTTTATTTTAAAACTTTTATATAAAAAAAGTATATAACATGAAATCATGAAAGGTTAAGAACCTTAAAAAAATAATGAATATGAATGTATCTAAACAACAAAGACCTTTATATTGAGGTAATCATATCAAAAGCTCAAGGAAAACTCACAAGAAATGCTGAGAAAATGTTAGAGCTACTAGCAAAGAAAACAATTAAAAAAATGAGATACTGGTCTAATGATGATAAATTAGATTGTTACCAATCCGGATTACTTGATATGTTCCAAAACTGGTACAATTTCAACGAGGATAAATCAGTAAACGCATTTGCTTACTTCACCGAAGTCTTTAAAAGAGGAATAGCTAAGGGGTTTAATGAGTTATATAAGAAAAAAGGCGATAATGATAATTTAATTAAATTATTATCAATAGAGGGATCAAATGATGGCATGGGACTCCACTCACTCTAATATCAATCTAAAAACATTTGATATAGTTATGACACCAGCATTTGGTGCCGCTAATATACCAATAACTATATTTCCTTCAAGACAGAAAAGACGAAAAGAAAAAATTCAAAACTTATTTAAAATAAAAAAACCTCTCAATTGAGAGGTTTTTATTTTTATTAATATTAAGCTTCTGTTTCAACACCACTATATACCGTTTCTAACATTCTTTCTGAAACTAAATAAGGGTCACAATTTGATGCTGGTCTTCTATCTTCAAAGTAACCTTTCTTTTCAATTATAGCTTGTGCTGGAATTCTGATAGAAGTATCTCTTGTAGAAAATCCATAGCTGAAATCATTAATACTTGATGTTTCGTGTTGTCCTGTTAATCTTTCTTCATTGAATAAACCATAGATTTCAATGTGTTCTTTTTGAAATCTCTCTAATTTAGGCATTGTTTCTTTGATTATATCCAATCCACCTTCTTCTCTCATTTCCTTAGTAGAAAAGTTCACATGACATCCAGTTCCGTTCCAGTCCCCTTTTAATGGTTTTGGATGAAGTGAAACATTAGTATCATATTTTTCAGCAACTCTTTGTAGTAAATATCTAGAAACCCATAATTGGTCCGATCCATTTAATGATGTAACTGGACCAATTTGATATTCCCATTGACCAAGTAATACTTCAGCGTTTATTCCTGATATATCTAAACCTACTTCTATACACATATCCATATGTTCTTCAACTATATTACGACCAATAACCGTATCAGCTCCAATACCACAATAATAATCACCTTGTGGTCTTGGATTTAATGAGGTTCCTATTCCTGGGTGTAAAATATCTTTTGTAAATCCTAATGGCAAACCTTCACCTTCAACAAAAGGATTTCCTGTCTTATGTGTTAGTGTGTATTCTTGTTCCCAACCAAACCAAGGTTGTTCGTTTTTATCAATCGTTTCAAGTAATCCTAACTGATTCATTTTTTCTTCTAACTTATATCTGTGATTAGTTATATGTGGAGTTCCGTCAGGATTTAATACTTCACAAAATACTAATCTGTGTGGATATCCTCTGAATGGATCTTTTGTTATAAACACTGGTTTTAAAAGACAATCTGTATTTTTACCTCTTCCTGATTCTGCTTGTAGTGTTGAACTTCCATCGAAAGACCACATAGAGTAATCTTTTGCCAAAAGTGTGTCTGATTTTTCGACAATTTTAGTTTTACTTCTTAATTGTTGTGGTTCCGAACCATCTAACCAAATGTATTCTAATTTTACGCTCATTTTAAAGTTTTTTTTATTTTATGAAACTTTCTCACAATTGTTTTATAAAATGACTATAAATTATTAAAAAAATGAATAAGGTTATTTTACAACTTTGGGAAGAGTCAAATCAAAATGATGGTGTGTTTAGTAATGGATGCTCAATTCATATTAATGAAGATGAAAGAATAAAATTTGTTTCAAATATTTATTCTAATAGAGAATCTGGTGATATACCCAATGAATATGATAGTATTGTTGGTGAAGGAATTGAAGTTTTTCTAACTGATAGTATTTATAATTTATTATCCACTTCAAATTCTGTTAAAATATCTGAGGTTGAATTTCAAAATCTTATAAAATTTGAAGATATAATATATAACACAGAAATGATATGATTACTTTTTTTTATTATTTTATTTTAGTTTTTATATGGACTAAGATATTTCTTGTTTTTAACAAACAAAGATTGGACTTAAACTTTAGAAATAAAGATTTAATGGCTATTAAAAAAATAGACTTAGTTTATTACTTCACAGAATTTCTATTTTTTGTTTGGATGATTATAGGATTATGGTCATCTCAAAAAGTATTATTTATTACTTTACTTTCTCTATATCTTCTTAAATTTCCATTTTATCATTTAAGTAAAAGGTTATATGCAGTTTGGGATAATATACTACCTAGTATTTCTATCATCTTTATATTGATGATATTTATTTATAGTCTTATACATTAAACTTCTTAAGATGATCTTCAGTTATTATAATGAAGGTATATCCCTTTTTATTACACCATTCAATCACGGTTTCCCACTTTTGTTTATTTTTATAAGCCATTTTTAAGTCGTACTCAAAGTTTTTTAGTTTCTTAGTTCCTTTATCAGGTACTTCTAATCTTCCTTCGTTTAGAGCTTGAACCATTTTATACTCTTTCATTGGTTTAACTTCGGCTACTATTTGTTTTAGTTCTCCATTGATTCTCATTTCATAATAAAAGTCAACGTGATATATATGACTTTTGACTTTTGTGTCACCATTATCAAAGTGTGTCATTTGATATGGTATTTGTAAACATTCTGCTCCCCATTTTATAATTTCTGATTTCATGTCTAACCAATACATAATTTTCTTTTCCCAAGAACTTCTAAAATAAACACCACCTTGTGTATTTAACTTAATTACCTTGTCTTTATTCTTAGGTATATAATTTCCTTGATTATAATTAGAGTTATTTGGTTTTGAATTTAACATATCTATAATAGTTTTCTTTATATATAAAAGAAAATTAAACTCATGGGGGAATTGGTTGATAGAATAGGTCTTAGAATGTTAGTTGACGGAGATGGTATAGCAGATAATTTTAAAAATAACTCTTTATATTTTTATAATAAGTATCAAAAATCTGATAAAGATGTTTTTGCTATTGATGTTAAGGATTTAATGCCTGGTATGTTTTTTCACTTACATTACCTTGATAGTTCTAATTGGATGAAGTGGTCTCCTATTTTTGTTACAAACTATAAAAAAATAGGAAAACAGATAATAGTATTTGGTGTTAATTTAAATTTTATACCACTTGAAGTAAGAGCTTTTTTATTTGATAAATTTATTACAGAAGAGGATTTAGACCAAAATAGACCATTAAAAGTTAATTATGAGGGTATGTATGCTGAACTTATAAAGTTTGGATTTGAATATTCTATCGTTGAATATGATGTTAGATTGGTTAAATTAGTTCATAGAATTGATATGAGTTTAGTTCCTAGATTTTTAATATCTGGACACCCTAAAAATAAATATGATCCAGGTAAGTTATTTGATATATGGCAAGTTAAGTTAAAGGATAAGGATAAGAGACATCAAGAAATAATGAACTCATCTATGGATGACTTCTATGATGTTCGAGGAGAAATTTCCGATAAATATGTTGTATTGAAAAAACATATACAAAGAATTCAAAGCAATCAAAAAAAATATGGTAATAAATAATTAATATATAATCATATAAAATATACAAAATACTATGAAACACATCAGAAAATTTGAAGAATTGGATTACTCAACATATATCAGTGCTGCTGATAAATTAGAAGATTTTGGGCAAATCGATAGAGCTAAAGAATTAAGAACACACGCTGTTAATATGTCTAGAAGAGAAGTTGACGAGATGATTTTTGGTATTTTAGTTGGTGGTGTTAGACCTTTTCCTGAGGCTAAGTTCCAAGAGATGAGTTTATTTAGATCAGGTGAGTCTTTTTTACTTAGATCCATATTCAACTCTGGTAATAATACACATAGAATAGACTCTGTTATCGATCCTAAAACAGGTGATATTACTTGGAGTGAAGGTAATAAATTTTTAGAGAAAAGATCAGCTATGAAATTTCAAAAATTAGTAGATGCAATTTCTAAAAATCAAGACGATTTTCAATCATTTTTCGTTGAAAGTAAGCTAACTTCAACAGATTTGAAGGTTGTTTTTAGAACTTTCTATGTATAATTCAACATTATCAATTGTTTGGAGGGACTCTTTGATTTTAATATATAATATAAATTTTATTAAAACAATAAATGGCTTC